TTGGCCGCATCACCCCCTCGTACTGCTCTGGTCGCTTTGGGAGCATTCAAGGAACAACCATCCGATGGAGGAGTTGGAGACAACGCGGATGCACGTCTCTCCCAAGCAACTGGCCGAGCACTTCCGCAAGATGCTCAACATGGGCATCCCGCTTTTGGAGAACATCACTTTCACTTTTCTACTGGACGGGGTCTCGGTCTCGCTCCGGGAACAGTTGGTGCGCCACCGCATCGGTACCAGGGTCGGGGACAACTTTGGCGTTGACATTGTTCCCGATCTCGCCTCTTCGAGTTGGTGGGCCCAGTCGATGCGAATTCTAGACATGGGCCACTTCTACGAGTCGGGCCGCTTCCTCCTTCCAGAAACTATTCGAGGGATGGCCGAGCAGGAATACTTAACGGCCTTGGAGAACGCGGAGCTCGCCTATCAAAACTTGGTAGATCTCGGTGTCCCGCTAGAAGACGCTCGCAACGTCATACCATTGGCGGCGACGCACCGGATTTCTTGGACGCTCAACTTGGGCGCGCTCAAGCACATCGTAGGAAAGCGGGGCTGCTGGATCCTTCAACTCGGCCTTTGGAAGCCGGTCATCCTTGGAATGATCGAAGAGTTGGCGCTCAAGATCTCTCCGATCTTTCGCGAACTCATCACACCTCCTTGTGTCAGCCGGAACGAGATGGGAAAGCCGTTCTTCAAATCTTGCGTCTTCAAGCATGACAACGAAAGGAGGATTCAAGGCCTCGACGAAATCCCGCCTTGCGCTCTGTATTTAGAGCAACACGAAGAAGAAGCCATCGAGGCCGTAATCAAAGCTGAGAACGACCCGAACCGGAATGAGTATTACTGGGCCATCGGAGCTGGCGATTGGAAGTGCTACATCAGGGAGCCAGGCGTTGATATGGAGAAACGGGACCAGCGCAACGCTCGGTTTGAGGCGATGAGGGAAGAGTACGAGAAACTCTGGGGTTTTCAGATCGACGAACTTTAAGCGCGCAGCCCCATGCTAGTCAAAACCTCGAAGCGGCTTTGGATGCCGCTCATTCCGACCGCCGTTGACACCGAGACGACCGGGGTTCGAGTCTGGCAAGGGGACCGCCCTTTCCTCTTTTCTTTCACGAATGTTGAGGGCGAGACTCGCAGTCTAGAACTCCCGGTCGATCCCTACACTAGAAAAGTTCAAGAGCCGAGAGGCAAGAAGAGAGAAGACTTTCTCCGAATGTCTGATTGGCTTGAGGATTCTCGCGTCCTCAAGATCTTTCACAACGCGAAGTTCGACATTCGTATGTGTGAAAGAGGTTGGGACATCCACGTTCCTCATGAGTTGGGCCAAATCGGAGAAACGATGTTCATGGCCCACGCTTGTAATACCTTAGAACCCTCGTTCAAGTTGAAGAAGCTTGCAGAGAAATACTTACAGTACGACAACTCGGACGAGAAGATCTTGCATAAAAGGGTCGTCCAAGCCCGGCGCATTGGCAAGAAGCGGCGGTACAGACTCGGTCCGAAAGTTGAGACCGATTTCTGGATGCCCAAAGTGATCTGGCCGAAAGACAATTCTTGCGATGCATACGCGACTTGCGACACGGATCGAACAATTCGACTCTTCCTTTTCTACTCGGAGGTAATGCAGGTCGAGGAAGTCGAGCACACTTACCGAGAAGAGATGGAACTTTGGCCGATCACCTACGCAATGGAGACGGTCGGGGTCCGGTGTCGTAAGGAAATCGTCGAACGCGAGATTGGGAAACTCCAAGCCGCGAGGAAGAAGGCCAAGAACATTCTCTTTGAGGAAGCGGGTCGGAAGTTCAACATCGACTCCGACAATGAGATCCGGGAGATCGTCTACGGGAAGCTGAAACTCCCGGTCTTGCGCCGGACGGACAAGAGCAAGCAGCCCGCAGTCAACGTGACCGCGCTCTATGAGCATGTCCAAGTTCCTTTTGTACGGGCACTCTTCGAGTATCGCGCGGCCGACAAGGGTCTGTCGTCGTTCTTCTACAAGTACCGGGAAGCAATACCGGACGTCCTCTCTCCAGGAGAGTACTCGCTACATCCCGACTTCAACCAGGTCGGGCCGGTAACGGGCCGGTACTCGTGCCGCAACCCGAACTTGCAGAATGTTGCGAACGCTTTAACGACCCGGTCCTCGGAACCAATACAAGCGCGGACGCCGTTCGGGCCTCGGAAAGGAAGAATCTGGCTCCACGGCGACTACTCACAGCTGGAAGTTCGAATCTTTGCCGACGTCTCCGACGAAGTTTCGATGAAGGAGGCGCTCACCAAAGGAGAAGACATCCACACATTCTCGGCTAACAAGATCTGGGGGTGGGAGGACAATCCCCGAGCAATACGAGCGGCGATCCAAGCGTTAGAGTTGCAGAACGACCGGCCTTCAAGCGAAGAGATCGCAACCGTCTGGGAAGCGTTCGGAGGCGGGAGCCGGCATATTAAGTGGGCGCAGGCTGAGCGGATTGCAGACAAATGGCTCAAGTCGTTCCACTACAACATCGTCGAAGCCGAGAAATCAGTTAAGAAGAAAACCTCAAGAGCGAAGGCGAAGATGGTCGTCTTCCTCAAAGTGTACGGTGGCGGAGCTGCCGCACTTGCCGACTTGATGGGCTCGGCCAAGAACGATGCTCAGACGGTCCTTAACGAATACGACTCTGCCTTCCCCAGGGTCAAGCAATACATGCAGGAGTTGACGCGGCAAGCCCGGTTGGACGGTTGCATTGTCAACCGTTACGGGAGGAAACTCTCAATCAACCCGGACAAGGCCTACCGCTGCGTCAACTACATGGTCCAAGGAAGTGCGGCTTCTCTAGTGAAACGGTCAATGGTTCGGAGCGCGGCCTATTTGGCAAAGACAAACTTGGACGTGAACATGCTGATTAACGTCCACGACGAAATCGTCTTCGAGTTCCGCCTCGACCACTTCTATCACTACGCCGTGCGGCAACTGAAACGGATCATGGAGGACCACGAAGGACACTTTAGTGTTGAGTTGCCGGTTGACTTTGAAGTAGTTACAGAGAGGTGGGACCGCAAGAAGAAATTCGAGTTGCCACTGGCAGCATAAAGGAGGAGGTTGATGTGGAATGGCCAATCCCAAGAGGACGAACAACAGAGCCGCACTTTGTGACGAGGTCTGTGCGCAGGCGGCGATCAAAAGAGACAAGCCGGGTGCGCACACCTTCACTCTAAGAGAGTTGATCCTCCTAGAAAGCTGGGTCAGCTTACAAGCGCAACGCAAGAGCGAGGCTCCTGATGGCTCTAAATAGAAAAGGCAGAGCCAACCAAGAGTCCACGATTGAAGTGCCGAAGCTTTTGTACCCTCTGGAAGCTTTAGGTGTCTCCTTCAACCACGAGAGCGGAGGGAACCTTGTAGGAGAGTGCCCCTTCTGCGGCAAGGACGGGAAGTTCTACGTCAATCCGGAGACCGGGCAATGGGATTGTAAGGCGGGCAGCTGCCACCGGTCAGGCAACGTCCCGTCGTTCTTGGAGCAGTACTACAAGCAGTCGACCGAGAACATCTCCGTCCGGGAGTGGCGTCGCTTGGCGGAGAACCGGGGCTTGCCGACCCAGGCCTGGAAGACTCTGAACTTGGGCTACGACGGCTCGCATTGGATCATTCCCTGCCGCGACGCCAGGGGCAAGCTAGTTGACTTGCGCCGATACAAGATCGGAGGCCGGACGCAAAGTCTTAAAGGGTTGAAGACCGGGCTCATCGGCGGTGAACTTCTTGGGATCAAGGAGCGCCGGTCCGAGCCTGTCTATTTCTGCGAAGGCGATTGGGACGTTGGCGCGATGCGCTGGCTCATCAACCGTTGCCGTCGCCAAGGAATAGTAGTAGGAACTCCCGGAGCGAACGTCTTCAAACCGGAGTGGGTCGAATGGCTAAGCGGGCGAGACGTAATCTACTTCTACGATGCCGACAACGCTGGCGACGACGGTTCTCTAAAAGCGTTCCGGTTGACACACACCGTGACAAAGCGGAATCGGTTCGTCCACTGGCCCGAAAGTCTTCCTCCAGGATTTGACGTTCGCGACTACGTCATCAAGGAAGCACAGCTCAAGAAACGGTCGGCTGCTGGAATCCTCAAGCGGTTGACAAAACTATCACAGCCAACGCCGAGGCGCTACGATCCGGCAGTTCAAACAGACATCCGGGTCAAGCGCCCACCGGAGAAAGTCAAAGCGCTCGCAGCAGCAGGAGTCCGGCTCGACCCAGAAACAGGCCGGCAAATCTTCGACCACGTACCGGATTTCCCGGAGTTGCTTGCGGAGTACAAGAAGTGGCTCCACATGCCGACAAAGAACGTGGACGCGCTTAAGATCCTGCTGGCGGTCGTGCTCTCCAACCAAATACCGGGCGACCCGTTGTGGCTTTACCTAGTAGCACCGCCCGGAGGTAGCAAAACGGAATTGCTTTTAACTCTGGCAGAAGCCGACGATGTGCTTATGCGGAGCTCGTTAACTCCGCACTCGTTAGTCTCCGGCTTCAAGATGATGGCAGGCGGCGAGGATCCCTCTTTGATTCCGCAGCTCCACGGTAAAGTCTTCGTAATCAAGGATTACACCGAGATTATGTCGATGCACATCGCGGCGCAGGAAGAGATATACGGGATCTTGCGCGGAGCCTACGACGGCCGAGTCGAGAAGTCGTTCGGCAACGGGGTTTACCGGGAATACGAAGCCCACTTCAGTATCATAGCGGGCGTCACCCCGGTCATCCACGGTAATACTCGCGCTACGTTGGGCGAGCGGTTCTTAAAGTTCCAGCTGTTCGACGGGGTAGGCTTTTCAGCGGAGCGGCAGATTCTAGCCGCCTTGGAGAACATCTCGCACGAGTCTGAGATGCGTTCCAAGTTAGCAATCTCGACCGCGGCCTTCCTCTCCCAGAAAGTACCGGACGTCTTGCCTTATGTGCCGGACTGGTTCAAGGCCCGAATCGTTGCAATGGCCCAATTGATCGCCATGCTCCGGGCGCAAGTTGATAGGGACGTCCGAGACAACATCAAGAGCCGACCGCAGCACGAGGTTGGTACACGCTTGGCGAAGCAGCTGGTTAAGCTGGGCTTGGGCCTGGCCATAGTAGAAGGCAAGAAGCAATTAGATGAGGACATCTACGACTTGATCGAGACCGTAGCATTCGATACGGCACGGGGCTTTTCGTTGGACGTCTTTAACTGCCTGCTCAAGCTGCAAGTCAACCACGAAAGGATCGACAAGGAGTTCAAGGGAATCTCTTCTAAGGAATTGGCCGAGACGGCGAACATCCCAATGACAACGTTGCAGCGCAAGATCGAAGACTTGCTGTTGTTGGGCGTCATCGACCGCTTGGTTTCGATTCCGGACACGGGCCGAGGCCGGCTTTACCTTTACCGGGCAACGCCGCGAATCAAAGAACTCTGGAAGACGGCGGAGATTGCTAGGGTACGGAACCCGTGCCACACGATCCCAAAGGAAGAGATTGCAGTCGGCGGCGAGCGAAGTCAATGCCGCGTCGAAGGGAAGCACAAGCACAAGCCAATTGTTGTAGCAAAGCGGAAGAAACCAAAGTCGGGCGGTGTTGTCGTTCGGCGCAAAAAGAGGAGCTGAACATGTCTAGTTGGGTGACGGTACAAACTTGGTTGGAAGGCTCGGATCAGCAGGGCAAGAAGCGCGTAGTTGAGATGGCCGAGTTGATCATCAAGAACGGTGGCCGAATACTAATTGACCCGAACCGGCTCGGAATTCTCTTAATGGGTTCGTCGCCGCTCGGACAGTTGGGGATCTCGGTTGTGGAAGCGCTCCGCTTGTCTTTCATGGCTGGCCAGCTGGAGGGTTTGCTTTTCGGAGCGGACGAAGGCACAATCAAGATGTCGCAAGGGACGTTGGACGCCGCTTGCAAGGCCATCATGCAGGCGTGGCAGCAAAAGCAAGCACGACAGACCCAGGCGCTCAAGCAGGGCAGCGGAATCGTCGGGCCGGACGGCAAGAACCTCACCGGGCTGGACAGTTAAGATGGCGCTCTTCGAAGAGATCATGCTGTTGTCGGAATTTCGCGCCGAACTTGGTAGGGCTCGCGAAGCGCACCCTCTTTGGCCGAAGGATCCGGTCCGCCAAGTTGCTATAATGGTGGAGGAAGCCGGCGAGGCGTTGCAAGCGGTGTTGGATTGGCAGGTGTGCGGAGGGCCTCGCGGACCTAAGGACTTGAGGAAGGAGTTGGTGCAGACCGGCGCGATGGCGTTGCGTTGCCTCATTACTTTGGACGCAGCAATGGAACAAAAGGAGCGAGACGATGGATAACTTCATTGCGTACGGCGCTGTTTGTACTTGGTGGGGTCCCAAGAGCACCGTAGGTAAGGTTCCGGGCACCAACTTGCCCGGTTGTCCTTATTGCGGTGGCGTGCTCTTCGAAGTTCCCGAGCCGCAGTGGTTAGAGGGCATCGCCAAGCAAGAGGATAAAGAACCGGGTTACCGAGCGATGATCGAATGGGCTCACGGCGCTGGGCGCTGTTGGAAGACTTACGACTTGCTCCGCAAAGCGTACGCCGATCGAGAGGCCGGCGTATGCGCCATTCGGCTCGAAGAGTTGGCTCGCCGGCTCGAAGCAGCCAAGAACAAGGAGGGCGTGCTAGGAGCGCCGGACCCGGAGGAGTTCGACTACAAAGAGGAGATCGACACTCCGGCGATTGAAGAGTGCGCCGAGGCAATAGAACGCGGAGGGAAGGAAGCACAAGAACGCGCCTTCCTCCAGAAATTGATCCAGGACTTGCTGGCGGATTCCAAGACTATACGCTTCCAAGGGGCGACGACCCTAGAGTTGCCGATCTATCGGGTCTTGCTCTCGGCGATGCGAGCCGACTTCAAGTACGTGTTGGTCTTGGGATGCGATAAGGAAGGCCAAATTGTAGCGTCCTCTTCGTCGGCGGATGTAGCGTTAGCGGTCTTCACGATGGAACAGTTTCGACACAATGTCTTCAGTGGGCAGTATGACTTCGTAAAAAAGGATTCCGACGATGAGGATTGAAGGGGAAGGCCCGGTACCTTGTTCCTTGCTGTTGGACCTGCACGGTCTCGACCGGCTCATTGAACTACGCAAGGCGCTGCGCAGCGGGGCAGGGTTTCAGTTGTGGTGGATGGGGCGACGCCCGGACAACGAGTACGGGATTGAGCGGAAGGAGGGGCTGTGGATTGCGCCCGAGTTCCGTTCCTATTGCGACTCGATGCACCCTCGGGATTGGGTAGCGTTGGTCAAGCCGTTCTTGCAGCTGCCGTTGGCGCGGGGAGACATCTATTGCTTCCCCGAGGACGAGGCGGTGGAGTATCGTTGCTTTTCGGCTTGGCTCAAAGAGCGCATTGAGATTGACGTCTCTCGGCGCGTTCGCCAGCACATGACAAGTAAGGCGTTGCACGCTTAGTTATTCATAGGGATGAAAAACCGTGATCGGGGAGGGCATGGTAGGAAATGTTACAAAATCTATGGAACTAAAGCGTGTTCGATTCTTGTTGTTTTACAGTGGTGAGTGTTTCTAGTTGCAGTAAATTCACTTTCCTTATACGTGACTATAAGTTAAAGTTAATTTTGTAAGGAAAGGCTGCAACGATTTTTGCAATAGACATATGCACCCCCTACGGATCGCGGTTTTTCTCGATTACTTGGAGGCTTACGATGAAATTAAGAGACGTGGCCTGGGGAAATGGGAAGAGGATGACGCGAGGGCAGATCCTGGAGGTGGCCCTGCTAGTTTTGTTATTTCTAGTACACCTAAATGGGTGCATCGTTTCGAAACTCCCGCCCCACCCGAGTTATTCGTATGGCTCGGATTACTCTACTGCGCGAAATTGCTCGGGAATCCAATCGCAGGATGGGTGTGGAGCGAAAATGACAAATGTCGAACCGGCGAGGAAAAACGACAGATTGGGGGTGTCGAACGCGTGCCCGGCGTTTCCTCATGTTCGGAATTGTTGCTCCTGCCACAAGTACGACGTTGTGAACTGGGCGGATTGGAAAGGAGAGTGTCCTTGAAACAGAAAGATTGGTTCGACCGACTGTTGTATGGGTTGGCGAAGTTCGTTGAGCGCCCTTGGGTTGGTAAGTTGTTAGGCGTTTTGTCGTGGATTGGGCTAATTATTGCTGTTGGCGGCTTAGTTGCAACAGTAGTTAGCTCTAAGTACTTTAAGTAGGGGGATTCATGAGGAAACCATCGAAGTTAGAGGAGTTAGGCTACTGGCCGTTGGGGATCGCAATTGCAACTGCGGAGTTCAATAGGGAGAGCCGAATCAAGTTGTCCTACTCGGTTGTGCGGCGGTCGGGTTGGCGCTGGTTCTTGGCTGGGTTGGTGTTCGTAGCCGTGCTCAAGTTGGTAGTGGAATGGGCGACGTAGTCAACGCTGCCCTCTCTCCAGAAAACTTCCAGAGGTGCGGGATATGAAAAGTCGACACGCGGAAGAAAGAAGAGTAAGGAATCGTAGGATTGGCAAGATGGCGATGGATCCGTCTTGCGACATGACGATCGTGGAGATCGCACGGCACTTCGGCGTTTCTCAAACAGTTGCACGCGACGCGATTCGCTCTTACAGGGCGGAGCGGCAACGGGAGCAGACCAGTGAACTCCGAACGGAAAAAGTACGAGGCGCAAGTTAGGTTAGCTTGTAGCCGACTCGCCTTGGCTGTGAATCGTTTCTGCCTCGCTTGCGACGTACTTACGGAACGGCTTTTCTTTTCTTACCGCAAAGCCATGGAGGATCTAAGAGATGTGGATTTGTCCGCACTGCAAGAGGGCAAAGAAGGATCCGCCGAAACACGAGGTGGACTGCGGGGTGTGGCAAGCCTCGGAGAAGAGGAAACGCCAGTACTTCGAATTGTTGCTGTTGGCGAAGGCAGCGAGCAAGAGCCTGAAGAAGGCGGGGACGGACACGACTCCTGAGCTCCGGGCTTTGCGTCGCTTCTTGGCGCAGCGTTGAGATGCCAGTCAACGAGCGGCTCCCAGCACCAAGGAGCCCCGGAGATTGGGTGGACGAACAAGAGTGCCACTGTGGAGAGCGCTACGCCGACTACAAGCCCGGTATCAGGTGGGCTGATGGGATCGTAAGCGTTCGAACAAACGCCCAAGGAAAGGCCGGTCCTTGGCTCTCACGAGGTCCGGTCTTGTGGGCGATGCGGTGCTTGAAGCTGGAAGCTTGGTTTGCGCGGCACTGTTATTGCGGAGGCTACGATGAGCGAGACTTTGACGTTGGAAGAGATCAAGGCGCGGTTGACCTGCCCGAACTGCCAACACTGGAAGCCTAAGGAGGAAGGAGAAGAGCACTACACCTACGACATCGATGAACGCCGTACAACCATCCACGTTGCCGGCTGCACCCTGGGACAAAAGCCGGTACAAGAACGTCGCCAAGGCGAGAGGAGGAAACCCGAAGATGTCATGCCCTAACTGTGGCGGGTTTGTTGAATCGCAGCACGACACTGACGCACCTAGTCTCCTGTGTATCGTCTGCGGTTGGCAAGGAGAGGAGCAAGCAATTGAACGACGCGAGGATCAAACAGCTGAGAGTCCCGAGCGACGAACCACACAAGAAGTGCGAGGAGGGAGGCTTCTGGATCAAGAACTACCCGACGGACGGCTACTGGGGATGTTCGAAGTGTGATGCGGTGCGCGTGCCCCGAGGCCGAGTCTACGCTTCGTGGGGCGACGCTTGTGAGTCGCTACTCCCGCACCATCACCACAACTGTAACACGAGGATCGCAGAGATGCGACCCCTCTGCAACTGCGAGGAGCTGCACTGATGGACCAACGCGACGTAGACAGGCAAGACGCCCGAAAGAAGATCGCCGAGTTGCAAGGCCAGATCAACCAGCTCCTTCCGCGCCTTGAAGAGTTGGGATTGAAAGCCAAGGCCGAGATCGTCAAGCAGTACAACCACAAAGGAGCGCACGACTACCTGAGCCTGGTCGTCTATGACGCCGATCCTTTCTCCAGGAGTTGAGCCATGCCCCCTCTCGAAGTGCAAGCCAAGTTCGACGCCGTTGAAGACGGCAGCTCCGTGCCGAGTCGCGTGATCTTGTCCTCCATCCCCGGCTCTCGCGACTGCACCCTGTTCATTGCGGGCCGACGCTACAACATCGATCTGAAGGAGCTCGACAAGGCCGTTACTTCCCTCACTCTCTGCTCCGATCGGTAGTATGTCCCGCCACCTTGGACGCCGAGTGTCCCGAGCTGAAATCTGGGTGGGGTACGCTCAGATAGCAACGGCGCTCGGCGTCTCTTCCCTCACCTTACGTCGCTGGCTCAGTGCTGGCGATATCAAACTCCCTGTATGGAATCAGAAGTCCCCATTTCTATACAAGGCCCACCTTCCTCTACTTCTATCCCTCCTTTTCGAATCAAATTGTGTTCGCGGTTTGGCTAAAAAGTTAAGAATCAGGCATAAAGTACTCTTGTACTGCAGCAAAAACGGCATCGATTTCAAGGACTAAGCAAGGAAACTCGCAAGCCGCACCCCAATTGCGGGCTGAAGAGCGGGAGCCAGACCTAGGATTGGCCGAGCGGGATCGCGCCCTCGCTCCAGGCCTCTCTAGCGTCCCTCCCGCTCTTCTCTTTTTCCTTCGATGCGCAGCGCGGAGCACTGCCTATGAAAGTGAAAAGCCGCAAGAAGAAGCGCACCAGCAAGAGCCTGGAGAAGCGCGAAGAGAACAAGCGGGACATTCAAGAAGCCAAGCAGCAGGCGACCGCCCCATTGTACGACGAGGAGGGCCTGCCGCAATGGCTGAGGGGCTTGGAACTGCCCGCCTGGGACGAGCGCTACGTTGACTTGTCGCAGCTCCCAACGGTCGAAGAAGTAGACGAGGCAGTCGCAGCACGAGAGCGGGACCGCCAGAACCTAAGAGGCCGGCTGATCAAGCGGGGCATCACAATCGAACAGCTGGTCAAGTACTACGCTTTCGGCCTTTCGGACCAAGAGGTTGCTTCGATCCTCGGCTTGCCGCGTAAGACCTGGGTGAACTGGCAAGCGGACCTACCCGAGTTAAGGATGGCGCGAGAAGCTGGGCGCTCTTTATTGGACACGCAAGTAACTACGTCCCTCTTGCAGCGTGCACGGGGGTTCACCAGGTACCAGGTCGAAGACGAGTACGAGATGGGCATCAAGACCAAGACCAAGGTCCGCAAAGAGAGAGTCGCCCCGGACACCAAAGCCGCGATACACTGGCTGAGCAAGCGCAGGCCTGATGAGTGGGGCGACCGGATCTCCGAAGAGAACACCCCGGTTGACGTCGACGAGTCCTACTTGTAGAAGGAGTCATCCCACGCCGTTCTTGTCCGGGAACGGCACCTTTGGAGCCCGTTGTCCTCCCGACGGGCTTCCTTTTTCCATCAACCGGCCCTCACTCCAGAAAGGAGACAACATGGCCGAAAAACAGCAGCAGTTCAGTTGGAAGACCCTTGGTGGGAAGGCGCTACGAGGAGTACTTGTAGCGGGCGTCCCGACGTTTCTCAACATCCTTCGAACAACGGGCAGCTTCTCCGGCGTTCAGTGGGACACGGCAGGTGTGGACCTCCTGTTGGCCTCGGCTGTTGGAGCCGGCATGGACGGCGGGTACAACTACATCAAGACCGCGCCTCTTCGAGCGCAGGCCGCCGTAACCCGGCTGCTCATCCTGCTGGCCTTCCTCCTCCCCTTCGCTACCACTGCGATGGCGGCTCCTTTCCTCACCTGCAAGCAGGCACCGGTGGAAGACGGGGTTACGAAGTACATCGTTGTGTGGAAGTCGTTCACGCCAAAGGGGACGACCTCCGAAGTCCCGCTCCAATTCCAAGATTCGGAGTTCACCGACGACTACCGCTACGTAGACCTGGCCGAATTGGTGACAACGGAAGGAGTCTACAAGGTTGAGGGCTACACTGAGAACGTCTGGGGGCGTTCCGACCCGACCCCTTTCGAGTTTACAAAGACTCTGCCTGGACCCATGTTGGGTCCGGAACTCGTACCGTCGTCGGGGCAGTAGTCTACCGGCTGATCCTTTCACCGAAACCCTAGCACTAGGAGCGCGACATGTCTTACGGTCTTTTCCTTCCTTGCGACGGGTGCCTCAAGGCTCCCCGCTGCAGCGACCCGGCTGTAATCACAGGCGCCAGGGACACGATCCACTCGATGCCCTACAACTCGGAGTACGGGCACCTTGGCGGAGGCAACATCACGGTGGAGTGTTTCAACAAAGAGATCGCGCAGCCGGAAGCTCCGGCCGAAAAGAGCACGTTCGGCGCGTCGGTCCCTGGGTGAGACGATGGAGATTTTCGATACGATCGACACAATCACAATGACTCCCTTCGGCAAGGGTGTACTTGTCTTCGTGCTCTGCCTCCTTGTCGGATTGATCATCGTGGACGGCTTCCGGCAGGCGCGACGCGAGTACGGCGACCGCAACCACAAGGGGAACAAGAGATGACCGAGCTGGGCGATGCCTATTCTTTGGCCTTTCACACCTGGATCGACTTCGAGAAAGAGTACGCGAACGATCCACGGGACGCAGGTGGAGAGACAAAGTGGGGCATCGCCCAGCGCTGGTTCGAGGGGACCGACGAGGAGTGGGCCGTGCTCAACCTAGAGAAGGCGACCCGCTATTTGTACAAGACGGTCTGGAAGCGCTACCACTACGACAAGATCACCGACAACAAGTTGGCCTGCTTGCTCTTCAATTGCTGCGGCAACGCGGGAGCGGACGACGCGAACTTCGCAGTGCAAGAAGCTGTCAACTTGCTCCTCAAGCCCTTCCGATTAAAGGTGGACGGGGTCTTAGGCCCGATCTCTCAAGGCGCAATCAACACCTACCGGCATCCGGCGGCTCTTCGAGTTGCCTTCAAGGCTTGTATGGTTTGGCGCTACGCCTCCAAGGGCCAGCCTCACTACCTCGCCGGTTGGCTCAACCGTTTAGAGTGCATGTGCTGACATGAGTTTTTGGCGCAAAGAGAATCCGGTCATCGGAGTCGATGGCCAAATACTGAAGGGGGGCATGTGGCCTCACCAACGCAAGTGGTGGGAGTCGCAACACTTCATCAAGGCGCTAGTTACGGGCTACGGAGGTGGGAAGACCCTCATCGGCGCGAAGCGGGCAATAGCACTAGCACTACACAATGCGCCGTCTCCACACCTTTGGGTGAGCCCTTCGTATAAAGTGGCGAAGCGGACGATCATTCCAACGATCAAAGCTTACCTACGAGGGCGCAATGTTTCTTTCTCGTACAACAAGACGGACTTCGAGTTTACGTTGCGGCACCGGGGTCGTGTTGGTACAATCTGGGTTGGTTCTGGTCAAGATCCTGAAGCACTCAAAGGACCTAATGTTGGTAGTTCCAATATTGATGAGCCGTTCATACAGGATCGTGCAGTCTTTGAGCAGATCGTGGCGCGAACTCGAGACCCAATTGCAAGAGTTAGAGAAATTGGTCTCACCGGAACACCGGAGGAACTCAACTGGGGCTATGACATCTGCGAAGGTGACGAGCGTGAACGTTGGGACCTTGACCTCGTACAAGCCTCAACCCGTGAGAACCGGGCTCTCCCTCCAGAATATGTCCAAACAATGGAGCGCGGATACGACCCTAAACTAGCCCTAGCCTACATCGAGGGCCAGTTCGTCAACCTCTCTACGGGGCAAGTCTATTACGGGTTCAACCGGAAGCGCAACATCAAAGAAGAAGAGGACCCGGGTTTCGAGCTGCACATTGGCATGGACTTCAACGTCAATCCAATGGCCTCGCTTGTCTTCTGGAAGAGCGGGGAGCACCTGCACTTCATGGACGAAGTTGAGCTGCCCAACGCCGACACCGAGTTTGCTTGCTCATATTGGCGCGATAAGTACGGCGAGCGGCTCCGCAATGTCTACCCTGACGCGACGGGCCGGAGCCGGCACTCTTCCTCGCCCGGTGGCAAGAGCGACTTCTACTACATTCAGGCAGCGGGCCTGTCAATACGGTGCCAGAGTGAGAACCCGCGCAGGCGAGACCGTTACAACGCGACGAACGCGAAGCTGTGCCCTCCTAAAGGTGGGCCTCCGACGCTGACGATGTCGCCCAAGTGTAAGCTGCTGGCCCGCTACATGGAGCAACACACTTACGAGAAGATGAAGAAGCAAGAGTCGATGACTCACTTGTTGGACGCGGCCACGTACCCGGTGGCGTACTTGTTCCCGCTCCACCGAGCGCAACCCAAGCTCGTACAACTTGGAGGAACAGCCTATGCCCGTTGACACCAAGCACGAAGCGTACACCGCCGCGACCAAAGACTGGCAACTCTGCCGCGATTGCGCCGAAGGAGAACGCCTCATCAAGGAGCGAGGCCAGCTTTACTTGCCCATCTTGAGCGGGCAGGATGAAGCCGAGTACAACGCCTACAAGGCCCGAGCGCTTTTCTACAACGCGATGTCGCGGACCTTGGAGGGGCTCGTTGGCCTGGTCTTCCGCAAGGATCCGGAGTTCAAGATCCCGGAGAACCTCAAAGACAACCTCTCCTCGGTTGACTTGTCCGGGATGAACATCTGGACTTTCTCTCGTAACGTGTTCGACGAGGTGCTCTTAGTCGGGCGCTACGGCATCCTGGTTGACTTGCCAGAGGGGCCTTCCGAGAAGGCCATCCCCTACTTCGCGGGGTATGTGACGGAGCGGATACTCAACTGGAAGTACATCGTCGTTAACGGGCGTCGCCTCCTTTCGATGGTTGTCCTGGAGGAGGAAGTAGCGGATCCGGGCAATGACGAATTCGAGGAAGGGACCAAGACGCAGTATCGGGTGCTTAAGCTGGACGAGGAGAGTCAGATCTACCGGGTTGAGATCTGGGAAGCGACGGCCACGACGAAGGACGGCAAAGAGCAGACGGTTTATACGAAGACCGAGGACATCCTCCCGACTTTCCGAGGACAGCCTCTTAAAGAAATCCCGTTCGCCTTCGTTACGCCGTTCGGACCGCAGGAGGCCATGGCGAAGCCTCCGCTCTTGGACTTGGCACAGGTTAACGTCTCTCATTACCGTACCAGCGCCGACTTGGAGCACGGAGCACACTTCACTGCGCTGCCTACTGCGTGGATCGCCGGCTTCCCAACTGACAGTGTCTTCACGATCGGCTCTGCCAAGGCCTGGGTCTCGGACGACGTCAACGCCAAGGCGGGTTTCTTGGAGTTCACCGGGCAAGGCCTCCAAGCTTTGGAGTCCCGGCTGGAGAAGAAAGAGCAGTTGATGGCCATCCTTGGGGCTCGGATGTTGGAGGCCCCGAGGAAAGGCGTGGAGGCTGCTGAGACTGCGAGGATCCGGCAAGCAGGGGAGTCCGCGTCCTTGGCTTCGATGGCTATCTCGGTCGCGGAGGGCATCGAGAAGGCGCTTGCTCGCTGGGTCGAGTGGCAAGGCGGGAACCCGGACGACGTTGCAGTCGGAGTCAACACCGACTACGTGGCGGAGCCTTTAACGGCGCAGGAAGTTATCGCGTTGTTCTCAACCTACCAGGCCGGCGGCATCTCTTGGGAGACCTTCGTCTACAACCTCAAGAGGGGCGAAGTCCTTCCTCCAGGAGTCGAAGCCGAAGACGAGATGAAACTCATCGAGGCCCGTAAGCCGGTCGAAGAGGAAGGCGATCCTCTCGACTTGGGAGGGGAGGACGAAGACAACCCCGAGGGCGATGAAGACGCCGTAACCGAGTAGCCCATGGTCAAGAGTCGGCCCACTCAACCAACCTTGGAGCGAATGGTAGGCTTCCGACCGCGCAAACAACACGATGACTTCAGCTGCCTCGTCTATTGCTGTGCGATCTTAACCGGGGAAAGGCCCCAGCAGGTTTTCCAAGAGATCCACTACGAAGGTCGGCCCATTGCACTCGAACAAGCGCGGGAGTACTTAGTCCGGCGCAAGATCAGACTCGAAAGAATTGACGCGACCCATGATGCAGTCCGGGAATGTTGGCATGCGTTGCTGGCAATTCAAGCCAAGGTCTACCCCGAGAAACTACACTGGGTCGTTTGGGACGGCAACCACGGAGAAGTAATCGAGACCAGTCGCTTGGTGGCGGAGCCCTATAGGGTGCTTGAACGCTACCAACTCATTGAAGCCTGGAAGGTTGTTGCCGATGCCTAAGCAGCGCGTCCCCGCCGATCGAGCGTTCGACTACTTGACGCGGCACTCCATCAACGTGCACCGCTACGAAGCGGGCGTGCAGAAGAAAATCCTCGCCAACTTGAAAGAGTTGGAAGACGAGCTCGTCGCAACTTTAGCTAAGATGGATCCGACCGCGGTCTCGGCAGTCTCATACCGCAAGATCCGGATGCTCAAGCTGTTGGAGCAAACGCGAGAGAACATCCGAAGGACTTACGCCGCAATCAACAAGGAGACTCAAGCAGCGTTCAAGGGTCTCGCCCTTTTGGAGGATCGGGCAGTCGGCAACGCCATTGACGTCGCGCTACTCGCGGATGTGACGACGGTTGCTATGCCGGCTTCCACCGCTGCGCAGTTGGCAAAGAACACGCTCATCGAAGGAGCCCCCATCAAAGACTGGTGGGCTAAGCAAGCCGGCAACCTCCAAGAGCGTTTCAAGCAAGAGATGGCGAAGGGCATGGCCCAAGGCGAGAACTTGGGCGACCTGACCAAGCGGATTCGAGGAACAAGAGAGGCCGGGTATCAGAACGGGATCATGTCTAAGTCCAGGCGCGAGGCTGAAGCCTTGGTGCGGACTTCGAGCCAGGCCGTACAGAACGAAAGCCGCATGGAGGCCTACAAGGCGAATAGCGACATCATCTCCGGTGTGGAGGCCGTTGTTACTTTCGACTTGCGCACGACCGACCTTTGCATAGGGCGCTCCGGCGCGATCTGGGACTTGGAGACCGGGAAGGCCACGAAGGAGAGCCCGGTCCAAGAAGACTTCCCAGGGCCTCCGCCTTGGCATTGGAACTGCCGCACTGCGTTGGTACCGGTATTGTACTCGTGGGACAAGATCACCAACGGGAAGATCAAAGAGAAGATCCCGGAGGGCACCCGCGCAACGATGAACGGGCAAGCCCCCACGAACCTGACCTATGAGCAGTGGCTCAAGCAGCGGAGCCCGAAAGAGCAGGACCGGATTCTCGGCAAAGGCAAAGCGCAGCTTTGGAGAGAAGGCAAGATCACACTAAGAGACTTGGTGGATCAGTCCGGGCGTCCCATCTCCCTCCAGAAGCTGCAAGAGGCCGTGGACAAAGGAACATTGCCAGGCCGGGTCGCACCCAAGAAGGGGGAGCCCGCTGCCAAGAAGACAACCTCCAAGGTTGACTTCGAAGAACTGAGGAAGCTGGACGACTCGGCCAAGATGAACGCCATCGCTGCGATCTTGCAGATCTCGCAGCCGAAAGGATTGATGGAAGCGCTCCGAGAAGAGTTCCAGACTTACGGAGGGCAGGGGGCGCTTGACTGGCTTGAGAACGTTTCTACTTATAGCGGCACCGACCTCAAGGAGCTGCGGGAGGCTGCGCTCAAACAGTTCACAGACAACACCATCCGGACCAAGTTCATCCCAATTGGCAAAACGATCCAAATGCCGAACCGGGTTGATCCGGAGAACGGATGGGTAAGCGCCTTGGAGACGATCGGGAAAGGACGCGATCGGAAGGGCGTGCTTGACGCGCTCAAAAAAGCTGCCACGTTGAGCTCCGAAGAGAAGATCAAGGGGATCCAAGACTACTACATGAAGGCCAACAAGGGGAACAAGTACGCGACTTTCATGCCCACCGTTGAGCAACTCAAAGAGATGGAGCGGATCCACCCGGAGACAATTGACCGGATGTGGGCCTTGGCGAATGGCATCTCAACGAAGAAACTGGCCTTCCTACCGGAGACTCGTATTGGTAGCTGGCTGCAGAACGAAGGGCTGACCGGTTACGAGAGAATCATCCCTGAGGCCTGGAAGTATATCGACCGATCCCAGCCGGTCAGTCAGATTAAACGGATGAACTTGAGTTCGGCCGCACTTTACGATAGCTTGAGTTCCGCAGCCAAGAAAGGTGGAGATCCAACAGTCCGGCTCGACGACAACATTCGGAAGATGGCACTTCGATGCAACGAGTTGAAGCTTGACTCGCGGCTCATCCTTGGGGTCAACGACGAACTGACAATCCGGATGGAGCGCGGACAAGAAGTCATAGATTGGGCCGCAGCCCACTACAACATCCAGAACAAAGAGATCGTTTTCACTTCAAAGTGGGCCTCGGCGAACGATGTTCTCTTTCATGAATGGGGACACTCCGTTGAGTATCTTTTCGCTCAAGGAGGACGCGACCGCTACAAGGAGGTAAAGATCGTTTCACCGAAGACCGGGGATGTCCACTCGGCCTGGTTCGACAAGCAGAAAGCCCGCAATGAGAAGATCAAAGCAATGGAGGAGTTCAAAAAGTGCAGGGCCATCTTCGAAAAGAAGACCGGTTGGAAGAAGCCGGACTGGTCCTACGAGGGGTACAAGGCGGGATCGAAGTTACAAGACCCAGCGTTCCTCCGTTCTCTTCCAGAAGGACGGGCTTACTGCCTTTATTCGAGCAACGAATGGTGGGCCGAGTCAATCTGTCAGTACACGAGGGGCGGCTCAGCCAAGGACAAACTAGAACGGGATTGGCCATTGACGTACAAGTGGGTCCACGAGATGCTGACGGGAGCGTACTTCAATGATTGAGGTGCTGAAAGGCGGCAAGGTTGTAGCGCAGCTTCGCGACATCCAGACGATTGTTGAGTGCAAGGATGCGCAGCTTCGGACGCTCTTGGAGGAGATGGCCGAGAATACCCCCGTCAACCTCGGGCCACCGCCAGGGGACGACCCCGAGTTCGAAGGCAAGATCGTGGAGCGCGTCGAGGCCGAGGGACGCGGGCCGTGGGAGCGGATCCTAGGGCTCCACGGTTTCGACGTCGAAGAGCGCTAGGTAGGCGAATTTGAGCGTTTGGACCCCTTTCCGGCCCACCGCACAGGGCGGGCAGGAATCGCTTTCTAGGGGCCTTCTCGCTCGCGAGGATCGAAAGGAGGTGGAAACGCTAGCAGGGCGAGGGTCTGGCAGGGTTTTCTAGCAGTAAACGTCGCCGGAGGCGACCAACCGCAAACGACCGGAGGTCACAGCATGGATCTGAAACTGTCGTACGCCAAGAAGGAAGACATCCCGGAGGGAGCCTTCTCGTTGTATGAGGAGGTCGATGGCAAGTTCAACTTCAAGGGCAAGATCGAAGGGCTCGTTTCCGCGTCCGAAGCTGACGAAGCCAAGAAGAAGCTGAAGGAGTTCCGCGACAAGAACATCGAGCTCCTCAAAGAAGCCGCGAAGTTCAAGGGCGTGGACCCGGTGAAGTACAAGGAGGCGATGGACAAACTCGGGAAGCTCGAAGAGGGGAAGCTTCTTGAGGCCGGGGAGATCGAAGAGGTCGTGACTCGGCGGGTCTCGGCCATGAAAGCGGACTTCGAGACTCAGATCGAAACCCTCAAGGGTGAGAACGGAACTCTCTCAACGCGGCTTTCGGCGATCGTCGTTGACAAGGCCTTGGCCGACGCAGCCGTTGCAGTAGGAGTTCGGAAGGAAGCCATCGATGACGTCGTCCTTCACGGTAAGCAAGTCTTCTCCCTCCAGGATGGGGTCGCCGTAATCAAAGACGGTGACGGGCTTAAGTATGGCAAGGACGGCAAGACCCCGCTCACTCCGGCCGAATGGGTCAAGTCAATTGCCGACTCTTCCAAGCCCCACTGGTATCCGCCTTCTGAAGGAGGAGGCGGTGGAGGGGGAGACCGCAGTAAGGGAGCTGGCACCATCCGCACCAAGAAGGACCTTAAGACCGACAAGGAGATCGCCGCTTACATCAGAGAACACGGCAGACAGAAGTATCAGGAACTCCCAAGAGAGTAGCGCTACTCAAGGCGTTGCTCACAACCTCAAGAAGGAGTAAAGGATGGCACCTGGAACCGCTGGCAACTTCGTCGTCTACAACGAAGAATTCTTCGGCGGCTACGTCGAGGAGCTCCAACAGAACGCGGAAGTCTTCAACGCTTCCTCGAACGGGGCCTTGGTTCTTCGGACCGAGGGCCTCAAGGGCGACTACAACGCCGAAGCGTTCATCGACTTGATCGGAAACCTCGTCACCCGGCGCGACACCGCGTCGGTTGCTGCGGCTACCGACTTGCCGGTGACGATGGACGAGGAGAAGGGCGTCAAGGTCAATCGCAAGATCGGGCCGGTCGCTCAGACTCTGGACGCCTGGAGGAAGGTCGGCTCCGATTGGAGCACGATGTCCCTCCGGCTCGGAAGGCAAATTGCGAAGGCGGTGATGTTGGACATGGTCAACACTTCGATCACCGCGATCACCGGGGCGATCAAGAACGTCGCGACGTTGAACTACGACGCGACCGGACAGAGCACCCCGACCTTGACCCACACTCATCTCGTTTCCGGGATGGCGAAGTTGGGAGACCAGGCCTCCCGGCTGGTGTGTTGGGTCATGCACTCCAAGCCGTACTTCGACCTGATGAAGCAGCAGCTGGCCGACAAACTCTTCGAAGTGGCGGGTGCGACCGTTTACGCGGGCACCGTTGCTAGCTTCGGGAAGCCGGTTGTCGTGACCGACGCGACCGCGCTTTGGGATCTCAACGGTTCCGCGACCGACACTTACAACGTGTTGGGCCTGACTTCCGGAGCCGGCGAGTGCATCGAGTCCGAGACCCGAGACTTGGAGAGCCAGCTGGTGACCGGTCTCGAGAACTTGGTCGGCCGGATCCAGGGCGAATACGCTTTCAACGTCCAGCTCAAGGGTTTCGAGTGGGACGTGGCGAACGGCGGAGCCAACCCGAACGACGCGACGATCGGCACCGGTACCAACTGGGACCAGGTCTTCGCCGACGTGAAGTCGCTGGGCGGCTTCTGCGTCAAGGTCCAGTAGTACAAGCAGGTCAACCGTTGAGAGAGGGGAGCGGGGCTCCCCTCTTTCCTTTTCCATCTAACAGCCGGAGGCTACAACATGAAGAACAAGACGGAGCAAGGCGTCCTTCTCATCTACGATCACGGTGCGGAGCCCGTGAGGGAGCTCATCAAGGAAGCCCTCAAAGAGGGAGCCGCGAAGTTGGGGATGCGGACAATCGTTCAGAACCCGAGCGTCTACAAAGCCGATTGCTACATGAAGGCCGACGCGGCGATTGTCTTCGGCGTCACCACGCGGACGTTGGAGGTTGTGAGGGACCAGCTCAAGCACGAAGGCAAGCCGATCGTAGTAGAGCTCGGCTATGTTCGTCGCGGCACGGGCCTCAACAGCTATTGGTCCATCGGCCTCTTCCAGGATGAGAAGCTTTGCAACTTCAAAGCGAAGGGCGCACCAAGGGACCGTTGGAACGATCTCCGCGTCGAGCTTCAGCCCTGGAAGGAGCAAGTCGAAGACGCCTACATCCTCGTTTGCGGTCAAGTGCCCGGCGATGCCAATCTCAAGGGGATGAACCCCTACACTTGGGCGAGGCAGACCATCTCGATGATCCGGGGCTACACCGATCGACAGATCGTGTTCCGACCGCACCCCGAGGCGTACTTCGAGGCGGAGGAGTTCGAAGGCTGTGCGGTTTCTACGGACCCGCTCCACGAAGACCTTGAAAACGCGCACGCTGTTGTAGTGCACTCGTCGAACTCCGCCGTGGAAGCCGTGATTCGCGGCGTTCCGGTCTTTGTACTGGACGAATCCATGGCATCGCCGGTCGCGAACAAAGACCTGGCGACGATTCAGAACCCGGACCGCCCGGACAGACAGCAGTGGGCCAACGAGCTCGCGTATTCCCAGTGGTCCTACGCCGAGATGAAGGCCGGCTTCCCGCTCCAGCACCTCCTGACCGAAGTCGCGGGCTTCACGCCTAGCGACCCCGACACCGAGGATTCGGACGGGGCTCCCACGACCACTTCCAAGCGCGGCAAGAAAGCGCAGAAAGAGGAGTAACAGATGGCCTTGGACAACACCGTTGGAGGGGCGTCCGCAGACTCTTACTGTTCCGAGGCCGAAGCGGACGCCTATTACGGTTCCGACGCGCACCTCTGGTCTTCGGTGTGGACCGCCGCAACAACGCCGCAGAAGGAAGCGGCTCTTAAGACGGCGACCCGGTTGCTCGATGACTTGGTCGATTGGAAGGGTGCGAAGTTAGCGTCAACCCAGGCTCTGCGGTGGCCCCGTGAAGGAGTCTACGATCGGGACGGCAACTTGCTGGCAACGGATGCTATTCCGACGTTCCTGATCCGGGCCACCGCTGAGTTCTCGCGGTTCTTATTGTCTTCGGACCGCACAGCCGAGAGCGATACCTTGGGAATCAGCGCTCTCAAAGTCGGCCCCGTCGCCTTGGACTTCGACAAGCGAGACCGACAACAGATCATCCCTGACATCATCAAGAAGATGGTCGAGAAGTACGGCGCGCTCAACCAGCGCAACTCGACTATCTCGCTGCTGAGGGGTTAGGCGATGGGACTTGCTGATACTATTCGTGCCGCTGCGCGTAGTGCTTTTACGGCAGTTGGCGACCTCGCTAAGGACGTCCAGTATACCAAGGTCCGGAGCGTTAACTACGATCCGGCTGCGGGGACTGCGTCCTCAACCAACACCGTCTATTCGGTCAAGTT